GCCACTTTTGGCTAAAGCCTAGTATTCTCATTTCAACGTCCTTGTCACTGGGTCCCGTCTAGCTTCCCTATCAAGGGCATATCGTTTTATTTGTGGTCTCGGTTTAGCTTCATCACAATCCCTAGCGTGCTTACGGCACAGTCGCAGGTACAACTCTCCCCAACATTGTCCAGATTCATCTTGCTCTGAGCATCCTATCACGTCACAAGTATTTCCCTCCTCCTCAATGAAGTGAGGGTCATCCCATCCCAATACTTCAAAGGCTTCTTCGAGGGCCGACAAGCCACCAGTATGAATCACTGGCTTTTGGTTCTTAACTCCATGATAAGCGAATTGCTCAACCATTGATTCTAGTGCCTCTCTTATTTCGCTCATTGCCCCTCCGTCAACAAGCCGCTGACAATTCCTTTGCCATACCGATTGTCAGCACAGGACTCGCACCATCGTTTCAGTTTTAGAACATCTGCGATAGGCATTCTATTCCACTCTTCGAGACTATCCAATATCGCAGTTGGGCAATCACGACCCGCTAGCTCGGTAATTATTCCCTGAATAGCCCAATGCGCTAATTGCTCACTAGGGCAATCATCGCGAGTCCCCAACTCTTGCATTAAGTCCCTTGTGCTTATTTGTGTTAGGTCCACTTCTGCATCTACATGAACTCGAACCATAATCCTCCCCTTTTATTTACTGGAATCCCTCCACCGCAAAATCAGCCTTGACCTGCTCATTCACCCACTCCACAAGCTCTAACTGGTCTGAATCGCACTCAGGGCAGTAGTCCATCGGCACAACCTCATCCCAGTGTAGCTTATCATACCCATGCCTTGCTTCCATCCGTCTGCCTACCCACCTGCAATCGAGACAGACAACTGGCCTTGGGTCTATCTCACGGCCTAGCATCTCCATCTCGGCCTTTAGTTCCCAATCGGTGAAGCGCAATGCTCCTTGTGCGTTGCCATGATCACTCATCGCTCAACCTCCTACCCTCATTATTTTTTTCTGCCAGTATTCCGTCATCATTTGGTATTGCTGTTTGATTTCATCGGGGACGTTGTAGGATTTCCTGTTATTCCACTTGCCCTCAATAAACCAATCGCCTACCAGTATCTTCTCCCTGCCCTTTACTAGCTCTGAGATTCGCTTGTCTACGTCCTCATATTCCTTATAGCTAGGCTTGAGTGCATCGTACCGAGCGAGGAGCTCTAGCAGTTCTGAATCATCTATAATCTCAACCTCTTTCCCGATTCTATCAGGCATACAGATGTGGGCAAAGCCGCAATCGGTACAAATCCCCTCGTCGTATTCCATCGCCTCTGGTAAGCTGCCTTCAGCGACATGATGATTGATGGTCTCTGCCTTTGCTATCAGGGATTCAGCAAACTCATAGTCCAGGTCTAGCCAGATTTCCTTGAGTGCGCCTGTGGATTTGTTCTTGAAGAGGAATAGCCCCCGTTCCTTCCCATCCATGAGGAGGTACAGCGTTAGTTGTGCGGGATATTTCCTCATGTAGTGCCACTTGTGCCGTTTCATATCCTCAATGGTATTTATGGAATCGAAGGCATAAGGGGCGGCTGACTTGATTTCCAGGGGGTAAACCTGGCCATCGTCTATGATTTTGCCGTCTATGCTACCAGTGATTTTGTATTCAGGCCAGGAAAAGGAGCGTTGCTGCTCCAACATAGCGATCCCAGCTTCTCTCAAATCAGCCATAGCCTGCGCCTCAAAAACATGGCCGAGGTCGAATATCATTTGAAGTCTAACATCATGCATAGTCTTTTCTTGCCACCGTGTTCGATTCAGCACCAGGTAGCGAAGGCACTGATGACCGAGCTCGCTAGCTCGGTTACTGTTCACTGGCCACTGTTCAATCTTCCGTTGTTTCGCTTCCAGAACCTTCTCCACTATCATGGCTCTTTACCTCCTGCTGTAGTTTGTCGATGACTAGGCTGGCCTGGCCCTTTGTGAGTTTCTTCATTGACGTGGGAACCTCTTTGAGCCCGAGAATAGCCCCCACTTTCTGATGCCTCTCCAATTCATCTTTTAATGCAAGCTTATCAAGCAAGACGTAGATGGCTCTGGCCTGAGCATCGGTTATCGGCTCGTCTGGGCTGGCGATGGGGGGCTTGCCTACCTGTGCAGGAGGTGCCTTGCCGGCTTTGGCATACTGGACTGACATGATTTGCTCTTTCGTAATGCCAGCGTAGTCTTTCAAGTCGTCATAGGTCAGGTTGCGGATGCCTAGAAGTCGTGTAATGCCGTTTGCAACCAGATTAGTATAAGCCGCCTTTTTGACATCCCCCTTATCTATTTCTGACGGCGGCAATTCAATTCGCTTCCTGCCATCGCCGACCCCTTCGTATCGGTACTGTTTGAAAAAGCCATCCTTACTGGACCTTGTGCCAACTGCCTCAATAGTCGCTCCAGCCAATGAGAATTCCCCCTTGTAGGTGAACATGAAATGCCCACCATCCTCATTGTCAAAGGTCGGCTCTGATATACGCCAGGACACACCGAAGAGACGTCCTACCTTCTCGGCTCCCGATGCTTGGAGGTACGGCTTCCCGTTCTCGTCAACCCAATCATGGCGATTGGTCAGCCTCAAGGCCATGCGCTTGATTCGACCCATAGCTTCAACCCGCTTCTCCGCCTGGTCTGCTATGGCAATAATCGTGCCGTCTACGATGGCGGGTAACATTCCCTGCCCATTCTCGTCCTCTGGATTGTGTTCTTCCATTCTGTCCCTCCTTCCTTTTATTCGGCGGTTCGTTGGGCATGAGCGCCTTGAGCCTGGTAACCGAATTACCAGGCTCCGTCAAGTATAATAAAACAGGAGCTGGCCCCTTCGCCCAGCGTGCCATCAGAGCGTACGAACAGGACGTCAGCGCTTTCTTCTCGGAATTGCTGAATTTGGAGAATTACGACTGTCTGTGTGTTTTCAGTGTCGGCTATCCATCCTTTCTCGGTACACTTTTGTGGCACGTATTCTGCTCTTAGTTTTAGCATTGCATCCTCCTTCTAATTTTGCCTTGCCAAACCATTCATTATTTGGTTTCTCATCGAACTTGTTTCTTTAGTTCCTGCTCTGTCTACCTATCACATGCTGGATAGCCTCGATAGTGGCACCGCCCTGGCTGAACGTTGCTATTAGAACGTTGCCACACCACAGTTGCAAAATGTGGTCGTCAGGTTCAGATAGCTGCCAGCCCTCAATTTGTGCCTGTTCACTCAAGACCCCCCGCCCTATTGCGATTTTAGATTCCATCTTGCTCCTTCGCCCAGGGGCAGATACTACTCCACCCCCGGGCTTTGTTTTTGTTCGACTCGGACTCGACCTGCCCTCAGTTCATTATCAATCGCAACCCTCTTATCCCTGATGCTATCTAGATAGGGTTCTAGGCAAGCTGCATGAACACGTGAAGGATACTTGAGGGCTTCCAGCCCGCCACCGGCGATAACCACCGAATAGTATTGAGACTTCCGTTCTATGATGTCCCCGCAATGGGCGCACCGATAGAACTTCTGGCTCTTGCGGAGCTCGGCGATCCGGCCCTCTCGGATTATCTCAACCATTGGTTCACTCATTCGCAATCTTTAACATTGGCCTTAGAAAAGCCAAGTCTACATTCACTGTATATGTTCCACTGGTTCCAGTATTGCCTACCTTTGCTGTTTTCTTGTTTAGCTTTAGGATTGTACCCTTGCCATATACGCCAGTATCAACTAACATGCCTACCTGTAACCTGCTCAAATTAAGGTCTCGTAAGGATTGCCAGCGAGCTTCAGCATTGCCCTTCACCCTCACATGGCGCAAGCTATCAGCTTTTGATTGCATTTTATCTGCTATCTGTAGGCTTTCAAATGCCCTGTTGTCGGCTTTGTTCATTCTATTCCGCATTGGTATGCGCCCGGGCTGTGTTATGAAAGCATAATCGTGCCTCACTTCGGGGTGACTAGTGAGTTGCGTCTCCGCTTTGTCTCTTCGCTTGCTTGCCCATCCTTCATACTTATCTGCCCTGCGATCTGCCGCCTCTTGCCTATATTGCCTTATCTCCTCCGTGTCGGTTGGTTCACACCCTGGACAGAAAAGCCCAACGTGCTTCTCATATATGGCATTGGTCCCTATGTTTAGTATAGCCTCACACTTTCGACAGTTGCCTTCATATTTTACACTGATAGGTCTCATTTCTTTCTCCCTTTCCTCACCCTGTCTAGCTCACTTATAAGAAAGTACCGGTGATTCAACATGACTGGCGTGACCTTACCATCCCTCACCCACCTCCACAGCGTCATGGTAGTGATGCCCAGGTAGGCCGCTGCCTTTTTGGGTGATAGTAAGTCTGTGACCTCGATTCCCACTCTCATTCGTCGGCCTCCTTGACTGCATACTTATCATAGCAGTCAAAGCCGACCAACTTTGCGGCATCTCGGTAAAGACCTTCTTCTCTACCAAGCCGCAAAGTTTCCGAGTCGACAACCGCATCAAATCCGTATGCCTTGATGCGGCCAGGCTTGACACTGAAGGAAGGTTCACGGCTGGCCTTCTTTGACCTCACATCACCATAGCCAGGGCCAGAAGTGACATCGACATCTTCCCTAGTTAAGAAGATGCGCTTTGTAGGTCGAGATAACTTAACCTCGACCTTCTGAAGACATGCGCCATCCTGACGCATCTCCTCCAGAGTTCTTTCCTTTCCCCTGTCGCCTCTAGCGACATCAGGAAGGGAAATCATAAAAACTTCCTTTCCAGCCTGGCACAATTGATGTACCAAGTGAATAGGAAGTATGCCAACAACTACATCAGCTGCTGGCGTGCCGTCCAGGTGGTCTACAGATTCCACCTGAACGTTGCCAAGAAAGAGCTTGCTAATCTCCTCCTCGGCGAATTTTGTTGCTGCCTCGTGGCGGCTGACTATTAGGATTTTCATTTCCTTACCCCCTTTGTTACTATGTTATGTATTATAACACACTTGTTTTATCTGTCAATAGGTTTTGGGCATATTTTGTAAATTTTCTTTCCACAAACGCAAAAAGGCAGCCCCCCCGGGTGAGCTACTTGATTTCCTCAAAGCTAACTCGCACAGAGAGGCTAAAAAAGGGGCTTGGTTTAAGCCTTGTGACCAACTACCTATCTGGCATTATTAAAGCACAAGGCCTATCAATCCTCTATCGTCACTTTTTGATTTTACGGTTGGTCGACCTCCGTTTCTATCTT